TTATGAAAAAGAACATTATCATTTTTTAGTTGATGCCAAAGGAGAAATCCATTACGGGGTATTCAAGCCAGAAGCAAATGAAATATGCAAAGCCGGCAAATATGCAGCTCACACCGGCGGAGGAAACACCGGTTCAATCGGAGTTGCTATCTGCGCAATGTTGAATTACAAGTCGGCAAAATCTGTTGGGAAATATCCGATTACCAAAAAACAATTTGAAAGTACAATGAATTTTTGCGCACAACTTTGCAAAAAATATAACATTCAAATAACACCACAAACTGTTCTCACTCATTACGAGTTTGGGAAACAAAATCCAAAAACAACGTCAGCGGGCAAAATTGATATCAACTATCTTCCTCCATATCAATGGATTACAAAAGAAGAAGTCGGAAGTTTTATAAGAACAAAAATCAAATTGTACTTAAACAAAATCAACAAAATTAATTAAAAAGGAGCTACAAAAATGGAAGTATCATATTACAATTTAGCAGGCGGAATAAATCAAGCTTTAACAAAAACAGAATTGGGGCTTAATACAAAAAAGATTTATTGGGCAGATGCTACAAATATTGAAATCCTCCAAAATCGAGGAATTGTAAAACAAAAAGGGAATTCCTTATTTTTAGATATAGGAGAAGAAATCACGGGAATAACAGAAATGTTATCTTATGATATCCCCAAATTAGTTATCACGACAGTTTCAGGTAAAATATTTATTTATGACGAATTACATTCCAAAACGAATTTAATCAACAAAACTTTAACCGGCAGAAAACCTAAATTTTTAAACTTTTTAAATGGAATATTAATAATTACAGAAAGTGATGGATTGTTTTACATCAAAAACAATTCAACTTATGACGTTGTCGAGTGTGGATTAAAAGACTTAAATGGAGATATTTTAACAGGAGGAATTATTTCTGCATACAAGGGTAGAGTTTGGGTCGCAAAGAATGCAACCATTTACTATTCTGCACTTGGCAATTACAATGATTTTACGACATCTGACGATGCTGGTTACATCAACGAATTTCATACAGATACCGGTTCAATAACAGCATTACACCAATATAAAGATTATCTTGCAATTTACAAAAGAAATAGCGTTTACCTTCTTTCAGGAACAAATCCAAGCGATTTTGCAATCACTTTATTTGCAGATAAAGGTGCTATAAATTCTTCATCAATCCTCAACGTATCAAATAAACAATATTTTTTGAGCAATGGAATTTTTGCACTTGAACAAGTTGGAGAACTCAATCAAATTCAACTCGGAAGTGAAATATCTTTAAATATAAAAGATGAATTTTCGTCTTTTGAGAATTTATCAAATACAATTGCATTGCATTACGAAAAGAAAAATCAAATCTGGTATTTCTTTCCATACGCATCAGACAAATATTTTCACACCATTTGGATTAACGATTATGTAAACAAAGCTTGGTATAAAAGAAAAGTTCCACAAGATATAGTAACTGCTTGCGTACATAATGAACAGATTTATATAGCAGATAAAAACGGAAAAATTTACAAAGATGACTATGGAACAACTTTCAACGGAATTCCAATTGATTTTATGTGGAAATCTCCATTTCTTGCAATTACAAATCCTCATCATCGAAAAATGATTGACGAATTTTATTTTCTGTTAGATACAGAATATGACAATAATTTTAAATTTTCAGTATTCAAAGATTACGACAGCGAACTATCAGACGATGAGGAACATATTTATTCTGTTTACAAAGATCATTTGATTTGGGCTGACAACGATATGCCAGACTACCAACCGTGTCATTGGAGAGATGAAGAAAGTTCAATTCCTGTTTGGGCAGTAAACAAAGATACTTTAGAAAAAGCCGAAATCTCTGAAGCAAATTACTCCGTACAATTATGTGTCGAAGGAAACGACATCACAAATTCTTGTGCAATAATCGGACTTCAATTCAGAGAAGTCTATATTGATGACTAATCACCACTCATTTTATACAAATTACACACTAAAAAAAGAAAGGAAAAATTATGTCAGAAACAACTAACTCTTACTCAGCATTCATTCCTGAAATTTGGAGCAAGAAATTAAACAATATGCTGGAAAAAGATTGCGTTATGCTACAATGTGTAAACAGAAATTGGGAAGGAGAAATTAAAAATCAAGGTGATAAAGTTAAAATCATAACTCCTTCAGAAGTTACAATTTCAACATTAGGTTCAGAAAATATTACATATAGTGAACTTGAACCAACATCTCAAGAACTTGTAATTGATCAAAAGAAATTCTTTGCTTTCAAAATCAATGATATCGCACAAGTACAAGCAAACACAGATATTATGGAAGCACATCTTAAAAACGCAAGAAAAGCAATAGAAGAAGTTCAAGATGCCTATCTTTTATCACAACATGCAAATGTTGCAGCAACTAACATTGTTGGCAGCGACGAAGCTCCGATTACTCTTGATAAAACAACTATCTACTCATATTTTGTGCAACTTGCACTTTGTTTAAAAAATTCTGATGCTGTTTCTACAGGCACCAGACCTTGGGTCGTAATTAACCCGACAATTGAATCTTATTTATTACAAAGCTCTGAATTTATTGGTGCGCACAATGTTGCTGATGAAACATTGAGAGAAGGAGCAATCGGAAGAATTGCCGGAATGGATGTTTTAGTAAGCACAAACTTAACCACAATATCTGACAAATATTATGTATTAGCCGGTACAAATGAGGGTATTACATTCGCCTCTCAATTAGCCAAAATCGAAAGTTTGAGAGATAAAGACAGTTTCTCAGACCTTGTTAGAGGCTTATACCTATACGGTGCTAAAACCGTTCAGCCAAAAGCTCTTGCAAAAATGGTTGTTAGTGCAAAATAAATCGGAGCATGTAAATAATGTTTAGCAATTTCAAAATAAAAATTAAAGAACTCGCAAAATCTGCAGTAAATAACGCAGAAGAAATTCTTGGAAGCAACAAAGGAAAGCAGAAAAAAGAAATGGCTATAAAATTTGTCATTGAAAAACTTCCTGTTCCTATTGTTTTAAAACCAATAATTTCGATTATGTTTTCATCATTTATTGATGAAGCAATTGAATTTGCGGTCACATACATGAAAAGACAAGCATAAGGAAAAAGTTATGAATGAACAAAATATAGAAAATGTTTCATCTCTTGCCGACAATCAAAATCCGGCATCTGAAAACAATCAGCCAAACATTGCCGAAAGATACAAACAAATGGCAATTAACGACATCAACACGATTAAGCAACTAGTTGGGAATGGTGTAATGACACAAGAACAAGGACAAAATTTGATGAATTTCGTATCTCAAAAGGCGTTTGAGAAATACACAGAAAATCTACCTCAAAAACAGTTACAACAGTCAATAGACATTCCAACTCAAGCCGACCCCATGCCGGACTTTTTCAACCAAATCGGCAGAAGTGATGTCTATGATTATTTAAAAAATTCAAATACCAATTTTGATAGAGATGAAATTTCTAAAATCTCTGCGCTTGTAGAAAAAATTGAAAATTCTGCAATCCAAAGATATTTAGAAAAACAAAAACACGAAAAGGCATTAATCAATGAAAACGAAACCGCCAAACAAAGGTTGCGTGCAAATGCACAAAACAATAATTCTGACGGCATGAAAAACTTGGTCTTTACTCGTGAACAAATCGGCAAAATGAGTGGTGCTGAGTTCGCAAAAAACGAACAAGCCATAATGGCTCAACTCCGTAAAGGGTTGATTAAATAGCATATAACTATTAAATCTTTTGTGAGAGAGTAGTCTATTTTTAGGCTACTCTTTCTTGAAAGGAGAAAGGAGAGAAATGAACTACCTAGAACTTATTAACAAATGCCTTGTAGAATTAAATTACAAACAAGTTAATACTTTTTCCGAACTGACCAAAAATGAGCATAACAAATTGAAAAATATTATTAACATAATAAATTCCGAAATTTGCACATCTGACAAATGGAATTTTTTAATAAGAAACAAAAAATTAACCCTTTCCAAAAATTCAGGAGAAATAGAAAACACAATAGATGGAAGGATTAAAGATATCATTGTTGATGGCAAAAAGTATGAGTATTTTGCAAATTTTGAACACTTTTTTACAAACTCTCAACCTTCAAGCACTTATAGCTTATTCAATGACAAAATTCTTTTTCCAACTTTTAACAAAGACAAAACCGTTGAAATTATTTACTACACCAAAAACTGCGTAAAAAATCAATACGGCGAAGAAAAACTGACTTTTGAAGAAGCTGATGACATATCTCTTATTCCAAACCCATTTGTCGAACCGATTGTTGTATATGGAGCTTGTATGAGATTAAAAGGCAATCCAAAACATGCCCGATTTAGCTATTGGCTAAGCATGTACAAAGATGCTTTTGCGAACTTAAAATCAAAAGTTTCTAAAACAATTGAGGAACATCCAACTATTAAAATATCCCGTAGATAAAGAGTTTCTCCAAAAAAGTAAAATCATTTTTGCGCATAAAAAAAACAGGAAGTTTAAAATTCATTTTCCCCTCCTGTTAAGATTTACACTAGCCGAAATATAAATAGCATGACTATTATACAATTTTTTTCGAAAAATTTCAAATAATACCTGCAAATGTAACGAAATGTACATAATTTAAAACCTATAAACTTATGAAACGATTAACTAAACAACAAAAAATATTTGTATCTGAATACATCAAAACTCTCGATGGAGAGCGTTCTGCGAAATGCGCCGGTTACAAATCAAAGAATTTAACAACCACCGCAACAGAACTTTTGTCTGATGAAACCATTATAAGAGAAATTAAAACACAACTAAAACAACAAATTTCATCATTAAGAGTAAATAAAGGTTATGTAATACAAAAATTACTCCAAATCGCAGAATTTTCACTTGAAGAGGAAGATATTTTGGATAAAGAAGGTGATTACACCGGCAAAAAGAAACTTCGTGATACATCTGCCGGTTTAAAAGCCCTTGAAAATTTATGCAAATATCTTGGATTTAACTCTAAACAAGAAGACGAAGAATACAAACAAGCCAAAATAATAACAATTTCAAATCTTGACGATGAAAAAATCTAATTATTAATAAGGAGAAAAACGAATGAAAAACAGTGACGCAGAAGCATTACTCTTGAGCAATGCTTCTTTAGAAGATCTTATAAAAATGAAGATTGAAAAAGAATTTATGAACGATTTAAAAAAATCAAAAGAAAAACCTATCCCCAAAACTTACACCAATATAAAAGATTTGCCTAAAGACAAAATATTTTCGAAATATTCTATATACAAATTTTTCAACAGAAAAACGGGATGCGAAACATTTATAAACGGAATTCAAGCAGATGCACTAATAGGATTGCAAACTAATGTCAGATCCAAAATGTTAAAAGGTGAACTCAACGCCTTCACAACAGATGATGCGTACATAAAATTTGAGAAAGCTGAATATTAATGACAAAATTTTCAAACCCTTATGAAAACCCAGCATACGTAAAACAAGCAATACTTTTATATTTAAAATATTCAAAATTCCTTGATGACGACTACGCTGATGCCAAAAACGACAAAGTACAATACTTTTTTGACCTCATAAATAGAACTTATCCATATTTTTGGGTAATTACAGAAGGGAAAAAAGTTAGCGGATTTGTATATCTGGATAACATTATAGGGAATAATAAAAAATACCATAGTGCTGAACTAGTTACCTGCTTTGACAAGAATTATTGGGGAATTTATACAAAAATTTGCGCTTATTGTTTCTTGCGCCTAATTTTTCAAAAATATGGTTTTGAAAAAATCAAAGCCCTTATATATCCTGAAAATTTTCGTGTAAAAAATCTGCTTTTACATTCAGGATTTTCCAAAGAAGCTTTATTGAAAAATGAAACAAAAAGAAACGGAAAACTGCAAGATATTGAGATTTATTCAATATTAAAAGAAAGGTTATAAAACAATGAAAATAGAACAAGAAGATTTAATTCAAAAATTAGATAATCTAAATGAAAAATACTTAATCGGAAATATTACAAAAAAATTTGATAAATACGACGGAGAAAGGAATTCTCAATTAACAGATATAAAACTCGTTAGAGATGCAATTTATAATTCGGAAATTCCACGACTTAACGGTTGGGATAACAAGGTTGAATTACCTGATATTTACGAACTCGCTCAAACTTTAAAATCTCATATTAGCGAAAACCTATATTCCCATCCGGATGCAATGTTTGACGTTTCCGGAACAACTCCACAAACACAAAATTTTGCAAATAGCCAAAAAGCAATGCTTGTTAATACTTTTGAACAAATGAACCTTGAAAATGAAATGGAAAAAATTATTGACGGAATTATTGAAACCGGAGAAAGTACTCTATTTGTCGGCTGGGAAACAAAAATTAAATCGACAAGACGAGCGCAAACTCTTGAAGAACAACTTCTATCAGATGATAAAACAGGTTTTGTACTTGATGAAAAAATTATTTATGACAACGCCAAAATCAAACATATTAAGTCAGAAGATTTTGTTTTCGATAAATTCAATATTGACAACTGGGATAAATGCGCCAAAATATACCGCACATATCTAACAGTTGATGAAATCTTTTCAGACAAAGCTAACAACCAATTAACTAAAGAAAAACTGGAAATTTTGAAAGGAGTGGTGGCAAATAACAAACGACCTAACAACAAAGAAGAAAAGGCTGTAGAAGGAAACAAAGTTGAAATTTTAGAATTTTGGGGTGATATTGAACTCAATGACGGAACTTTACTAAAAAATTGGTTAGTCGTCGTTGCTGCAAGACAAATGATTATTCGTTTTGAGAGTAATCCGTTCGTAATCAACCCATTTATTCACGCAAACATAATTGAATCTCCGCAAACTTGCAGAGGAATTTCTCCGCTAAGAGTTGCACTGATTTTGAACAATATAGCATCAACAATTTTAAACAAACAAATTGATGCACTAGCTCTTATGATGAACCCTCCATATCTTGCGCCAAAAGGATGTTTCAAAGGACAACAAGAAGTTAAACCGGGCAAAATTATTGAATATGATGCAGCACTTATGCCGCAATCTCCAACTCCACTGTCTTTTGACAAAGCAATGGTTGGTTGGGATTTCTTAAACTATTTTAAATCAACGATTGAAAGCGCAACAGGAATTTTCAAAAACATGGCTGGGAATATTCAATCAGCACAACGAACCGCAACCGAATTAAACTACTCAGTGAGCGGACAAGAAGCACGCTTAAATATGATTTTGGATTCCATAAACAGAAAAATCATTGTTCCTATGGTTGAAAAAACTGCAGAAATAATTTCATATTTCAAACTTGGCAAAGAATTAATCGGTGTAAATGATAGGGGCAAAACAAGTTTTATTGAAATTGATGATGATGTAAGAAATTCCAATTATATTTACCGCTATGGCGATAGAAAAGCAACTTTTGAAAGGAAATTAAGATTAAAAGAGCTATTTGAAGTCGTACAAGCCTTTGCCCAAGTTCCGGAAGTTGAAGAAAAAATTGATTGGCTAGAATGTTTCAAATTCGCACTGGAACAGTATGGGATAGAAAACGCAAATAATTTTTTATTGGAAGAAAAAACTAATTCAAATCTTTCCGATTAGCAAATAATACATACAAAATAAAAATAAAAAATTCAAAAAATTACCTATAAAAGCTATAAAAAATAATATTTTGTGCAATAAAGCAAAATGTTTATTCTTGAAATCTATTTGAGGCAAAAAATTTAAAAACTTTTTTGAAAGAAATATTTCAATAACAAAAAGAATTAAAAAGATAAAAGCTAATATAGTTAATAACAAATATATAGCACTATACTGCGCTAAAGTAATATATACATTTGTATATAATTTTATATGCAAATTTTGAAGAACAAATACATGAATAGTTAAAAAAACTAAAAAATAAAAACATAATGCAGACAGATTTGAAAAAAGATATTTATATATTCTCATACACCAATAATACATAAAAGGAGAAATTATGACAATTGATAAAACAACTAAAATAACCAAAAAGGTATATACATTTCACTAGCTTTTAAATATAATAAAAATATGAAAAAGATTATTATATTAATATTAACATTATTATTAATTCCTTTGAACGCAATAGCGGAAGAACTTCCGCCAAGAGGAATTGGGATTGAAATAACAAAGAAAAACTCTCCAATACATTGGAAATATTGTGAGGACTATGCAAAATTATTAAAACAAGCTTTTAAAACAAAAACTAAAGAAATTCAAACCGAACGGGGTTGGGGAGCTAGTTATGATTTTATAATAACTAAAAATGGAGAAATCCAAGACTTTGAACAAACTATTTATCAAAATGACTATTTTGATAAAATTGTAAAAGACATAATTTTATCAGTAAAACCAATCCCTTTTTATGAAGGAATGAATGAAGATAGTATTTTAGTATCAATTTATCTGGGTTATCAACGCTATAATGAGGTCAAAATTTGTATAGGGTCTACCGACTTCAAACACAATGAAAGAGATATTTACATGCTCTTGATAGACCTAAAAAAATAATAATAAAAGATAAAAATATATCACAACAAAACCACTTAAAAAGTGGTTTTATTTTTGTGCAAAGAAAGGAGAAAAATGGAAAGAAAAACGACAGCTAACGATTATAAAATTTTATGTTCAGAAGCAAATAAAATGTTAAAAATGAAAAATGGTTCAATAACATCAAATGGATGGTACAAAATTGATGGCGAGCAAGACCGAAAGAGTAATTTCAAAGGAGTTCTTTTTGAAAAAGATGGTCAATATGCAATTTGTTTTGTTGGAACAGATAGGACTAGCACAAAAGATTGGGGTGCAAACTTTAAAATGGCTACAACAGGGAATAGCAGACAAATTGAAATAGCAAAAAATTTTACAAATACCATGCGTCGAAAACATTATTTAAATAATGAAAATACAATATCAATAGGGCATTCCGAAGGAGGAACTGAAGCTACAGAAGTAGGAGTAGAAAATGCTTTTAAGACCATAACATTTAACGCTTATGGAATAAGTAAAAAGCACTTATCCCCTTATCAAAATTATGATAATTTAGTTACAAATTATCGAGATCCACATGATCCTGTCTCAAAATTAAAATCAAATATTGGCACAACTTATATAGTACCTAGCACCCAAAATTCAATTATGTCAAAAACGCCATTTGGTTCTATTCAAGCTCATGGCATTAACAACATGGGAGATTGTAATAACGCAATTCCTGTTAAAGAGTACAAAAAATCAAATCCTTTATTCATAGATAAGATATCTGATAAAGATATTTCTAGACAGGACATAAAAGAAATGGATTCTAATTTATTTAGAATATATGAAAAAGAAATTGATAATAGACTTGCAAATAATCAAATAAAATCATCAAAAGAAAGTAACTCAAGTAATTCTTCATCAGGGCAATGGGTTACAATCAACGGGAACCACGTATTACTAAAGAAATAACAGTTTTGAATAAAGGGGGAATTGTTGTATAAATTATTAAAAGCACAACGGGAGTTTTTAGAAATCCCGCATGATTACTCATTAGATGTCGCTGTTTATCAAGGGGGTTACGGTTCGGGCAAAACTTTTGCAGGGTCTTTATTAGGGATTTTATTGGCTTTAAAATTTCCAGGAATAAGAGGTCTTGTTGGAGCGCAAACCTACACCCTTGTACGGGACACTACTTTACAAACATATTTTGAACATCTTGACAATTTTGGATTTACGGAAGGCAAAGATTACGATTGGTCATCATCTCTCCAAAAATTAACTTTTAAAAACGGCTCAGAAATTCTATTCAGGCATTTTGACGAACCAAATAAATTAAAATCTCTAAACTTAGGATTTGTCGAAATTGAGGAAATGTCCGATATTCCTTACGATACATTCAAAATGCTCTTGGGGCGTATGCGACAGAAAGTCAAAAAATCTTGGAAAGATTTTACATATAGAATTTTTGGACACACAAATCCCGAAACTTGCAGGGGATGGGTTTATAAAACATTTAAAGAAAACAAATCGCCAAATTATAGGTTAATTAGTGCTCCAACAACCCAAAATATTTATTTACCAAAAGGTTTTTGCGATGAACTAAAAAAGGTTTATGACGAACAATACTACAATATTTTTGTACTTGCACAAAACGGAGAGTACAACAACGGACTTGTCATAAAGGATTTTTCCGACGAAAACATAAAAGAAATAACTTATCAACCAGAAATGGATTTACATATATCTTGCGACTTTAACGTCGATCCGATGTGTTGGGTTTTTGCACATAAAACAGACAATAAGGTTTTTTACTTTGATGAAATCGCAATGGAAAATACGACAACCGCAAAAGCTTGCGACGAATTTTACCGCAGGTACCCAAACCACAAAGGGAAAATTATCGTAAACGGTGACGCATCAGGCGACAACAGAAGTTGTACCAGTGAATACACAAACTACGTAATTATAAACAAAAAACTTTTACAATTCGGCTATGATGTGGAAATTCAGATAAAAGCTTTTAATCCGCCAATAAAAAATAGGATTATGGCATTCAATTCAAAAGTCCGCTCCGCAAATGGAGAAGTCTGTCTTTTTGTTGATAAAAAATGTGAAAAACTTTTATACAACATCTATAATCTCAAATACAAAGAGGGTTCGTCAAAAATAGATATTCCAACATATCAACAAATCAAGCAGTCAAAAGAACTCAAATTCTTATCTCATCCGATGGATGCCGCCTCATATTTAGTTGATTTTTATTGGCCAATAACACTGTAAGGGAGGAGTTTTAATGGATAAATTTATTGAATATTCACCTATTATAATTGTTGTTTTAATGTTTTTTATTCAACAAAAAATTTTTGTCACTCCGGAACAATTAGAGAAAAAACATAGAGAAATTATTGACGAAATTGAAGAAAAATTCGTGACAATGAATAGTTTTATTGATTTAAAAGAACAGTTTTCGGAAATAAAGGATAAAATTGATAAAATTTATGACTTATTGATTGATTTGAAATGAAAAATCTGTATCATGGAGAAATTATTACAAATTCGTAACATTATTCTCTATATATTAAAGTTTAATTGCCAAAATACCGTTAATACGAGTAATAGACATGTAAGTTACTAAGTAAAATCGAAAGGAAAGCGTTAATACAATGGGATTGGCAGCTTCACAAGCAAGATTTCTGGCGATAACAGCAAGAAAGATGAATTGCGAATTTGAATCAATGCAAATTGCGCAACAAAAGCTTTCTGTTACTCGTGACCAGCAAGCCGCAGCTCAGGAATATCAAGATTCTTTGAATGCGACTAAACTTGTATGGGATGCTGACAACAATTGCGACGGAACCGGAGATGTTTACAATTTGTCTTATGGATTAATGATGACACCTTCCGCATTGAATGAGTATGATCCTTATTTAATTAC